AAAACAATACGCGGAGACCGCGATTTGAACGCGGGTTGAGCAGAGCTCAACGGGATTAGCAGAGGGGAAACTTCACAGTAAACTTTTTTTCATAATTAAAGAATTCATAAAACTTTTTTGTAAAAAATGAATTATTATATCGATAATTCGTAGAGTTAAGACACTTTTTAGGCTACGGGATTAAAACAGTTGATTATATGCAGTCCCTTGTGTTGTGTGTAAACTTTTTTTAAAAATGTTATTTGATTAGTCCCGTGTATTGTACTTATTTAATGCTATTTTTTATAATATTTAGGTTATATATATTATGAGTATCCTAAACCACTTTTATGGATTATTGGACCATTATCTCATTTAAATTATTTTATTATTTTTAATTTATTATTAATTATAAGGGGGAATTCTATGGAACACATATTAATTAACAAAAATGTTTTAAAACAAAAATTGGAAAATTATGATTTAAAAGATATCGATGATTTAAATAATAAAAAAAATATTATCAATAATTGGGTTGAAGAAGTTGAGAGTAAAAGAATTGAAAAGAGCAAAGAGGAATCATTACAGGGTACTTTTTTAAAAGATATTTTTGAAACAGTTTTAGGCTATACTTCAAAAATAGGAAATTCAGAATGGAATCTTGAACAGGAAATGAAAACCCGTGTGGATAGTAAAAAAGCAGATGGAGCTTTAGGTTTTTTTAAATCTGATGCTATGGACATACACGCAGTTATTGAATTAAAAGATGCAAAAACTAATTTGGATTTAAGACAAAATCGTAAAAATGATAATAGAACTCCAATAGAACAGGCCTTTGACTATGCCAATAAGTCTGGTAAAAATTGTAAATGGGTAATCGTATCCAATTTTAAAGAAATTAGACTTTATGATTATGATAATACAAGAATGGAAGAATATCATTTATTTAATATTAAAGACCTTAAAGATGAAAATAAATTTAAGGAATTTTATTATTTATTATGTAAAGATAATTTAATAAATGAATCTGGAAAATCTAATGTAGAAAATTTATTTAATGAAACTTTAAAGAAACAGGACGAAATAACCGATAAATTTTATAATGAGTATAAAAAAATTAGATTAAACATTTTAAAAACTTTAAAAGAAGAGAATTCTGAAAAAAGCGAATTTTTATTACTTGAAAAAGCTCAAAAGTTATTGGATAGATTTTTATTTATTTACTTTGCAGAAGATAAAGGAATTTTACCTGCGAATATTGTCCATAAAGTTAGCCAAGAAGCAAAAAGTACGTCATTTTGTACAATTACACAATGGTATGTATTCAAATATCTATTTAATTCAATAAATAATGGTGATGAAAAAAATAACATATTTGCATATAATGGTGGATTGTTTAAAGAAGATAAAGAACTTGACGAATTAAACATATCTGATTCAGTATTTGAAGAACTTGTTAATCTTTCAGATTATGATTTTGAAGGGGATTTAAATGTTAACATATTGGGCCATATATTTGAACAGTCCATTTCTGATTTAGAGGAAATAAAAGCAAGTATTGAAGGGGAAGAATTTGACATATCAAAAGGAAAAAGGAAAAAGGATGGTGTGTATTATACTCCTGAATATATTACTAGGTATATTGTAGAGCAAACTGTTGGTGGTTGGCTTGAGGATAGGAAAAAAGAAATAGGTATTGAGAAATTTTATAATGTTGAACCTGAACAATTAGAAAAAGACCGTATGAAAACAGGTAAGGGTATTGAATTAAAGAAAAACTCCAAATCATTTAAATCACTTGAAGCTTGGAAACAATATAAAGAAATTTTAAAAAATATAAAAATAGTTGACCCTGCGTGTGGTTCTGGTGCTTTCTTAATTCAAGCTTTAAATTATTTGGTTAAAGAAGGAAACCAAGTTAATAAAATTATATCTTATTTGCAAAGTGGTTATACATCAATAGATACTTTAAAAGCAGATATTCTAAAAAATAATCTTTATGGTGTTGATTTAAATTCCGAATCCGTTGAGATTACAAAATTATCTTTATGGCTTAATTCAGTTGAAAGGGGTGAAAAATTAACCACATTAGACCAAAATATAAAATGTGGCAACTCTTTAATTGATGACGTAGAAGTTGCAGGAGATAAAGCTTTTAAATGGGGAGATGAATTTAAAGAAATATTTGAAAATGGAGGATTTGATATCGTTATAGGTAATCCTCCCTACGGAGCTAAATTAAATAACGAAGAACAAAAATATTTGGTAAAAAAATATATCAAAGGTGGGGGGGAAACAGCAATTTCATTCTTAAAATTTTCAAATGATATATTGAAAGATGATGGTTATTTAGGATTTATTATTCCAAAATCATTTATTTTTGCATCAAATTATCAAAATATACGTCAACATTTGAAAGATAGTATATTGGAAATTGTAGATTGTAAGAAAGTATGGAAGGAAGTTAAATTGGAACAATGTATTGTTTCCTTGAAAAAGAACTCAAATATCGATTTATATTATACTTCCCTATTGGATAAAGATACAATATTTAATGTAGGAACAATAAAAAAATCTACCTATGATGATTACGGATTCTTCTTGAATAACATTACAAATCAAGAGTTGGATATTGCAAATAACTTAAATAAAAATGGTGTTTATTTAAATGATATTGCTACCAATAGTAGGGGTGGAATTTTTCAAAAGCACATTTCTGAAAAGGGTGATTTTAAAGTATTGGGTGGTGCAGAAATCCAAAGAACGGGTATAATTGGAATAAAAGGTATGGTATATACTCAATATGTTGAAAATGATGATAAATCGGTTATTAAAAATAATTCGGTACTTGTTCAACGAATTGTTTCACATATTGAAAATCCAAAAGACCATATAAAAATCACTGCTTGTTTACCTGAAAGTTTGGACTACAGAATTGTAGATACTATTAATCAAATCACAGTGAACTCTAATGTATCTAATAAAGTGATATGGCTAATATTAAATTCTAAGTTGGTAAATTGGTATGCTTATAGATTCATATTTGCAAAAGCAATTAGAACTATGCAATTTGATAACCCTGTTACAAAAAGAATACCAATTCCTAAAATCTCAGAAGAACAGCAAAAACCATTGATTGAAAAAGCAGATTTAATGTTAAAATTAAATAAAGACTTCCAAAAAGAAAAGAAAGATTTCTTTAAAATTTTAGAATATGATTTAAAGTTAAATAAAATTTCTAAAAAATTAGATAACTTTAACGAACTTGATTTTAAAGAATTTGTTAAAGAACTTAAAAAACAAAAAATAACAATTGCTAAAAGAGATATCCCCGAATATAACAGAATATTTGAAGATTATAAAAATAAATTAAATCAAATTAAATCAAATATTGATTCAATCGATTCAGAAATTAATAAAATGGTTTATGAACTTTATGAATTAACGAATGAAGAAATAGAATTAATTGAAAATTCTATTTAATTATTCTTCTATTTCTATTTTTAAGTTATTAGATTAATAAGATATAATTAATAAATCTTCTTTAAATGAGTTTATTGGTATTTAATACTCGTTTTAACATAGTATTAAGTACTACTTTATTCAATTGGTCGTTTATTTCTTTAATATCGTCTTTAGTAAGTTCTTTTTGATATATGTCAAAATATTCAATAGTAATATTCACATATTGTTCAAAACCTAGTGGGGTTATTTCAGCATTTAAATGCATATCTAATTCTAAGATATTCGCCATTATCCTATTACAGTATTTAGTATTTTTTAAGTTTTTAAATAGATAACAATTTAATAATAAGGAATGTCGATATAAGTTTTTTATATATTTTAATTCCGTTTTAGTATTATATCTCAATACTTCCATCGAATCTTCGATAATAACATCTAAAATATCAGTTACTAATTTATTTGATGTTTTTAATTTAGCATTTTCAAAGATTACATTTAATAATTCATAATATATTTCTTCAAATACTCTTTTGTTAACCCCATATTCTTTTATATCATATTCGTAAATATTAGGGATAATAACCAATATTTTGTAAAAAGTATCAATATAAGCAGTATATGCTTTTTCAACATTAGTATTATATTGAGTATCGGGTACATCCTTATCAAGAATTTTGGTTAAAAATCCCATTAAAATTTCTTTATAATAACTTAATATATGATGTTTAACTTGTAAGTTTAAGTTTAAAGATTTATTTTCAATGAGTGTTGTAAAGTATGAGATTTGATTTGTAAATATATTGTTTAGATATGAAAAATTTAACTCTAGTTTTATTAATTCGGTATTTACTTTATTTAGTGAAGCAATACAAGTTTGAAGAATAGACAATCGATTGTTATATATCGAGTATTCTAATATTTGTAAAATTTCTATTGCAAATAATTCTAAGTTTTTAGCACATTCTTGTACATTAAGATCGTATTTTTCATTAGAATTACCATATGGATTCAAAACATACAATAAATAGTCAATAATAGCATAACTTGCGTTTTCATCTTCGTAATACTCCATACTTCTATAAATATAACTTTTTATATTTTTATAAGGATTTTTAACTTTAAAATATCCGCCATTAGATTCTTGAATTTTTTTCAAGTGATTCTCATATATTTTTAATTTATCTTTATTTTTATTTTCTTTTAAATTTTCCATAATACTTTGTATACTTTCTTTATCCATTGCGTCGAGTATATAATACACTAGTTCATCATAGGATATATTCAATGTTTCATCCAAAACATTTTCTGGCTTTAAATTTACAAGGGTGTTTTTAATATAGCAAGGGACATAAAATAAATTAATTAAAAAGAATCCAAATGCGGTGAAAATTAATGACTTTGATAGGACATCTAATTGTAAATGGAAAATTAAAATTAAATCTAAGACAATGGATATTGTATAAAAGCCTATTAAAAACCATAATCCTCTATTTTTTAAAAATATGTCGTTAAAACTTTCAGAATATCGTTGAGCAGTTAACTGCACTGCAACTAATGTCAATGTAATCAATAATGCACCGATTGTTGCTTGAATTGTGGCCATGTTTGTTAATAACGAAATAATTATATTCAAATTATTATCAATAGTTAAATCAATCCAATGTAAATTATGTCCAAAAACAAATGCTAAAAAAATAACAATATAACCTAGTGCTAAGACTATATTATTGTAAAGTATATATTCTTTTGTTTTAATGTATGTACCCCATATTAGCCGATATAGAACTAACATAAAAAATGCAAAAATTATATAATGTAAAATTTCTTCCATTCCTATTACCTCAATTATAAATCAAATAAATTATATAATTAAAGTTATAAAAATGTAATTTAATTAAAAAAATATTATTATGTTTAAGTATTCATTTTAGCTTAGATCTTTTATGACGCCTTGCTTTCGTACCATTCTTTTTACGATATGATTTGAAAGATACTTTTTTCTATTTTTTAAGTATATAAATTCCCACGGTGCTCTTATATATACTTAAAAAAATAAATTTTTTAAATGAATTTATCAATTTAATCAGGTGATAATATATCTAAAAAATTACCCTATTTATTTTTAATATTATTTTTAATTAGCAGTGTAAATACATATGCACTAACGGATAAAGATTTGGGCCCTTTAAGGGAGGATATAGCCAAACTATATTCCAAATTTAATTCAGTGAACAATCGAGTAGATAATATAAACAACTCTGTAGTCGATTTACAAAATAATTTATCTCTATTAAATAACCAAATGGAGGAATTTCAAAATATATCTGAAGAAGAAAAGTCAATTTATTATATAAATACAGAAATTAAAGAAATAAAAAATGAAATTATTCAGATTAATAATCAAATAAATCAAATTAATAATCATATCTGTTTATCGGTTGGGATAAATATTGTATTTTCTATCACTTTAGTAAGTATTTGTTATACAGTAATTTTAAAAAGAATAAAAAAGAAAAGCGATGAAAAAGATGGCTCTAAAACTAAATAAATATCAACGATTTGTATTAATTGTATATCTGTCATTCTTAACCATCTTATCATTTTTGGTAATATCTTATCACGGTTATGAATATCTTTATGAGGATGAAATTGTAGAAAATGCCTTTTTAGAAATAGGTGAAAGTGATAATCCCCACACTACCTCACAAAATATTATATTGTGGGAATGGAGAACTTTTATAAGTCCATATTCTTATGCAAAAATAAATGGTTCAAATGGAAAATTTGGTTTATACAATATTAACGAAAAATATTACTTTTATACTAAAGGTTTATCAGTTCCTTGGATTATTACTTTTAAAACGGCCAATTGTGGCGAATACTCTAATATTTATGTATATCTTATGAATAAAAAAGGCATAGATGCAAGATGTGTTGGAGCTCCTGGTGAAGACCATCAATGGGCGGAATACTACGTAAATGGGACTAAATATATAGTAGACCCATCAGCTATGCTATTTAACATTTCCGACACTGAAAGATTTGCAGAGGATAAAAACTGGTCATATGTATGGAGTTATTATCCAGACAATGTTTCGAGCATAAACGATGTTTCAGACGAATATATCAATAGGGGAGCAGTAAATATAACAATTTTAGAAAATGGAAAACCAATTAAAGCTTTAGTATGGATAAAAAGCCCATATCTAATGAAAGTAATGCCGAATCATTATAATACTCCTAAATTAATAATGTATAATTTAACAGATGGAAACGGTAATATAAATTATAAATTGGGTGAAAAAGAATATATTATAGACATTATAAAAGTAAATTATGATTTGGGTAATAATCATTATTTATTTGATACAAATACTTATACTTCAAAATTTAATGTATCGTTAAATGAATCTAAAGAAATTAATGTTGATATCACTGAAGAAAAAGGAGAATTAAAGTTAATTAATATGGGATATTCATTTTATGAAGTAAAATAAAAAAAATAAATTAAAAATAAAATAAATTACCAAATATAATTCTCCTTATAGGATATAGCCAAATTACCGACCTCTGATTCGTTTGCAGTTGTATATTTTATTTCATTTCCACCCACTCGAAGTTTAAAGAGTCTTGAATCTGGATTTAAATAGTTAAAAGCTCTTAACTTTGAAGTTTCAGTTAAAAGCTCAATATTTTTATTTTTTGTATCGATTATAAGTTTTTCGTGAATCGTTAACGATTTTTTTATAGTTATTATTTCATTCGTTGTATTGTTTTTAATCTCAATCGGTGCAGTCATCGGTCCTGAAATCACAAGTATATAGTCAACATCTAAATCTCCGTTATTTTCAACGATTGTAGAACTTAAACGGGTTCCCATTGGTATGCCGTCAGTTGTTGTATAAAATGGAAATTTAAACAAACCCGTTGAAGACGTTACTTCTTTTTTAATTAGTTTTGACTTTAATATTGGAGCTGGACAATAAATTTCAACTGAAAACTTTTGATAATCGTAAGTTGAGTATTCAAACATTGGGACAGTATTTGCTATAAATTCGATTGATTTTTCGATATTATTTTCAATATACGTTAAAGTTCCTTTTTTCTTTGGATTGAATACCTTTCTAAGTAAATCAATGTTTTCATTGATATTTTCTTTAATGATACCTTCAATTGTAAAGATTAAAGGGTTCAAATGGCTATCGAGGTAAATTTCACCTTCAACGAATGGGGATTGTAATGTATTAACCATTGATTTAGTTTCAGAGGTTCCAGGCAATCCTAAAAATATAATATCCCCAGATTCTTTTAAAATTAATTCATCTTTTGAATCGTTACATTTTACTTTTATAATCATAACAATTCACCATTATATTTTTTACTTAATAGGTCTAACTGCAATCTGGATTCGTAAAGTGATTTTATACTTGGGTTATTGATTATATTATTAATAGTCACTTTTTTAGAGTTATTTGAATTATCGATATTTTGATTATTTACTGGATTACTACCCGAGATATCGGGAGTTTCAAAAGAAATATTTGCAGTTGCAAGGTTTAAACGTCCCATAGTTGAAAGAGTTGAACCTCCAAACTTACTTGCGAGCTTGTTGTAATGTTGAATAACTGAATTTATATTATTTATAATTTCATTTAAAGAATATTGTAATTTATTTATAAGTTCATTGTATGAGTTTTTGATTGCATTTATTAAAATATCCCAAATATTCAATATTTCTTTTGCAAAATCAATATATTTTATAAGTAAATTTTTCATTCCAGTTTCTAAATCTTCATATAATTTAGTTATATTTTGATTTATTTGTGAAATTTGTTCCTTTATTGATGAAATTTTATTATTATTATTATTATTATTATTATTTTGATTATTAATTGGTTCTTCTTGACTATTTTTTGAATTATTATTATTATTATTATTATTTGATTTCTTCTTTTGTTCTTTAAGGTCTTCTAGATCTTTTAACTTTTTCCTAAATGATTTACTGTCCCACGCATTTGAAGAAGAATCATCATAATTTATCATTCCTCCGTCATTGTATTGAATTTCATAAGCGGTTGGAGTTAATATTAACGTAGCATTTATTTCTTGCTCTAATTCTTTAATTTTTTTATCTATTTCTGAATTCTCAGAACTTATCGTATTTGGATTATATTGATAATTAGGTGTTATAGATGTTTGAGTAGCTTTATCTTCCGTACTTTCTTCAGTATTTTCATTATCTTCAGTATTTTGAGTACCATTATTATTTGATTTTGAATTATCTTCAAAACCCATCCATTCTTTAACTTCATTGACTTTCTTCTTAGCTTCGTCAATATAACCGCCGATAAATTCAAATCTCTTTCTAATCCATTCTTCAATTTTACTTGCAACAGTTTTTAAAGTTGTAGATATATTTTCAATTAATCCAGGGAATAATTCATCGATTATACTCGATATTTTTTGACCAATATTTAATATTAGATTTATTAAATTTTGTTTAACATCCAATATTTTATTAACAGTATTTATTAAAAAGTTATTAATCGACGTTAAAATTGATAATATATTATTTTTTAATACATTGCCATACCATAATGTACTTTTAATTATTATCTCTAGTATCGGCGGTATTAAACCCATTATGGATGCAATTATCTTCCAGTGAGTTGTTAAACCGTCACCTATTTTTGTAATAATGTTAATTAATGGGCTCCAATCGGTATTTTCAATAAATTTACTAACTGCACCAATGATGTTATTTAGTACGGACCATAGATAATCAACTACAATAGCCACATTTGCAAACAATTCCTGTAAACCTTCATTATTTCCTATCCAATTAAATATCTGCTTTAAAGTTTCAAAAAGACCTCCGAACAGATTGGACAGGTGATTCATCGTAGTTTGTGCGTTTTTTGTTAAATGTTTTATTGTCTCTTGGAAATTATTTACATTATTTTCCCAGGCATTCTTTAAAACCATTACTGTGGCAGTAATTATGCCGATTACTAGACCTATTTTCGCCAATAAAGGTAGGGTTATGCTACTTATAGTGGGACCTATTGTACCAACTAAACTAATTATCGAACCAATTGAAGCGGTTATAATACCTACTATCACTAATACGGGACCAACAACTGCACCGATTACAGTTGCTATTCCTGCAATTTGTCCAATGATATTTTTAAATGGTGATTCTTTAAATTTTTCAAATAATTGTTTAATAAATGGCATTGCAATTTTAGAAATATTTAAAATACCTGTTGTAAATTCAATTGCAAATTCTTTTACTGAAGGAATTATATCTTGAATATCATTCATAAATTCCCTTATCGGTTCCCGCATTTTTTCAAAAACTGCTAATTGGATGCTTTCGACTGCCGATTTAAATAAAGCCAAAGCCCCTGCAACGGAATTTAATTGTGTTGCTTCCATTTTTGAAGCTTTCCCTGCTGAATTTAATAATTGTTCTTTGGCATTATTGTATGATTCTACCCCTGATTTAAACATCGCTGTAGCTGCATTCGCTGCCGATTCTCCAAATAATTTGGCCATATCTATATCGGTCATTCCTCCATTTTCTAAAGCATTTTGGAATTGAGAAATTATATTTGGCAAAGATAATATTTTTTCATTAGCATCTACCGTTTGAATACCAAATTCTTTTAAAACCTCGTTTGCTTCCTTAGTTGGATTAATTAAATTTTGAAAAAAGGCATTTAAAGCAGTACCTGCCTGTTCTCCAGTCATTGACTTATCCATCAATCCCATAAGTGCTGCAGTTGTATCTTCAAAAGAATACCCTAATGCAGATGATTTATTACCCACTTGTCTAAATGCATTTACTAATTTAGGCATCATAGCCTGTGATTTACCCGTAGCCATTGCTAATACGTCAACTACTCTTGAAGTTTCAGTTATTTCCATATTGTATTGCTTCATTACCGAAGTTACTAAAGATGCCGTATTTGCCAAATCATATTGCGTAGCTGAAGAAAGTTGCATTATGGGATGCAAAGATTCCATTATTTGCATATTATTTAAACCCGCTGATGCTAAATAATACATTGCTTCACCGGCTTGTGAAGCAGAAAATACCGTAGTTTCTCCAATTTCTTTTGTACATTCGCAAAGTTCTTTAAATTCTTCTTCAGTGCTATCAGTAACCGCTTGAACATTTTTCATAGTCTGTTCGAAATCCATACCTTTGTTGATTGCTAAACCTAAACTTGCTACTGCAGGGGCTACAAAAGCAGAAACTCCCGCACCTGCTACGGCCATTTGCTGACCTATTGCAGACATCTTACTACCCATTTCTTGTATGGCACGGCCTGCATCTTGTACCTTTTTTTGTAGATTTCTCATAACTTCTGAAAAATTATCTATAGCTTCAATTTTAAAAACTAAATCGTCTTGAGACATATTTTCTCCTTTATTACATTTATTTATTAAAAAATAAATTAAAATTAAAATATTTTTTTAGAAAAATTTGGAAATTTCCTTTTGATAATTAATTAAATCTTTTTCCGAAATTTGTTGAATCTTACAACCATTATTTGAATTATTACTTAATTTAGAATTATTATTTGAATTATTATTTATTGAATTATAACAAACTGCAAGATTAATTGAATAAGATAAATTTGAACTTTTATTTAATCCTAAAATATCTGAAGGTAAAACTCCATACCGTTGGGCCATAAAGTCAAGTATATCACTGTTATTCTTTACGAAAGGTTGAAACGTTCTTTGAAACAGATAATTGTTTCATAACAATTTCATTTGCTAAAAATTCTTTGTCTTCTCCGCTTAATTGGTTCCATTTTATGCCTGCTGGTTCTACGATGTTATTTTCAACTAAAATTGGTATTTTTTCAAAAAGTGTTAAACCGATTTGGCTTTCTGGATTTTTTGTGTTTAATTTATTAGTTTTTTGATTATTTTTAATTTCATCGTTGCTTAAATTCATCATATCTTCAAAGAGTGCAGGATTTTGGAACTGCTCAATTAAATCATATGAACTAATCGTTTTAATTTTAAATTCAAAACCACTTGGAAGTTTAACTGTTTTTGTTGTAGCGTTTACATATTCGTCGATTGATACCATTTTTACACCATTATATCCTTAATTTTTAAAATTATGTTTTGATTGTTTTTTATTTTAAAATATTTCTTTATACCCCTCTCTTGATGCCAAATAATGAGGGTCTATTTTAATGTAAATTTCATCTTCCTTTTGCTTAAATCCTGGTTGATATACTACGTGTTTTGAAATATTCAAACCGTCTTGTATTTCGTGCATTTTTTCTATAGAGATAGATGGTATTTCTTCAAAGTCTTTGTAGCAATCTGTACCTTCCACTGGTCTATATTCACCGTCAACAAGTGTATGATTAGCAGGGTTTTCGGATGTATTAAATCCAGTAATCCACACTGCTAATCCCCAAGTTTTATAATACCAAGCTCCGTCTGTTTTAATATATTTTTCAGTATATTCACTCGCTTTTTCTTCGATATTTCTTTTTAATTCTAAGTATTCTTTTGCTGTAGAGTATTGTGTGCTACCTTTTTCTAATTTAAACCAATTACTCATTTTTACACCATTATATCCTTAATTTTTAAAATAAATATTATGATTAATGTATTGTTAATTGATAATTAATATAAAATAAAAATAATTTAATTATGATTTTTAATAAATTTTAAAATTTTAAATTGGTAATAAATTAATAATTGATAAATTAAGCATCTTCAAAGAGTGCGGGCAATTTCTCAATTAATACAATATCGTGGTTTGCATTTCCAATAACAAATTTAATCTGTTCTTGAAGTGCTTCTTCTTTACCGCTGGCTTTAAACGTTGGCTTTTCAAGTATCATTATGTTGTTAACCTGTACAGATTGTAAATACTCGTAATCGTTTGAAGCATCAAATAAAGCAAGTTGCAAAGCAAATTTAGGTACTTTTGTCATTTTTCCAAATCGTACTTTTTCAAGTGTTTTAATCGATACAGTACCTGAGAGTGTGGCGGGGAAAGTTATACTGGTTATTTGAGAAAATAAAGTAATTCCTTTTGTTTCTGTTCCGTCATAGTGTATTTCTTCATCGATTTTATTTCCAAAATAATCCAAACCTTCAACAATTACTTTATCTGGTACAATATTATCACTTGTAATCGATAAAGCTAAAACTCCAGGGCTTGTTAACTGTTTTCCCGTTGTTGTTGTAATTTCAGAGCCAAAAGTTGAAATAGCTGTTTCTTCGTTCGATGCTGTATAATTAAATATTTCCTGAACTGCACTAACTTGGGGAACTACACCATTAAGTGCCATAAAACACCGGTGAGTACCTTTAATAGTGGTGATACTACCTTCTGCATCGATGTTTTCACTTACAGATTTTAAAATACCTTCGTTTGTCTCGGTAGAAATCATACTTTGCTTCATAGATAAATCTACTTCGACATAAGCTAATCTTTCGGAGCGAGTACTATCGATTAAACTTAGAAACCCTTTTCCCATAAGTTTATGATTATTTACTTGGTTTACGTCGTAACCGACTGGTTGTGCATAACCCATAAATTCACCTTAGTATTGTTATTAATTTTTATTTATTTTTTAATTTAATTTAGTTTATTTTAATTTTTTATTCATAATTATTTTTTAAATTAATATTAAATTAAATAAAACATCCATCAATAATGGTTACTTTATTTTTTAAATCTTCATTTGTTATGACGTCCTTTTTTGAATTTAAGATATTTTCAAGCATTAACAATTGTTTTTTAGCTTTTTGCTCGTAATCGACAATGTTTTCCCTTTCATCGTCGCTTTTAGTTGTATCTTTTCTTAATAAATAAGCTGAAGCTAAATTTAAAATTGAATTTCGATATAAAATTTTAAGTTCGACTTCATTTTCTTTATTAGTTAATTTTGATTCATTTATTCCAATTTGCCCTAAAATTTCAGCACTTGCCGAATTTAAAGCTTCATTTAAATCATCTTTTTCATTTTGGAAATCTTTTGTAAGATTTAAATATTTATATAATTCTTCAGCTGTTATCATAATTTCACAACTTAATTTTAATTTTAATTTTAACTTGATTAATTAATTAATTAAATAATATAATTTCAATTAACTGGTTGTAATATTTATTTTGTAAATTCCACCGTCGTATTTGATTCTACCGCCTAATTTATCTTTTAAAAAGAACTCTTCCCAATCACACGGAGTTGTTGGCGGATTTACCTTGTGTAATTTTGCACTCATTGCCACTGGGAAATCGAGCACTAAAGCGTTATTTTCATATAATATTGCAGTTCCTGAATCAACTTCGGAGCAAGGTATAACTTTAACTTTTAAATCGTCTCTAATTACTGCCATACCTGATTTCATAAACTGGTTAAAGTTTAAATTTGCAATATCGAGCGGATTAATTGCAAGCGTTGGTTTGGTCATCGGCACTTTATTGGCAACAATTTTATTTAACGTACTGCTTACTTCGTTTAATTTCTCGTGGAGTTCGCCGGTCCAATTCCAAGTATCGGTATTTTTAGTTTCTTTTAATTTACCAATAACATATTGATTTTCAAATTCAATTAACGAATAGGCCATTGAAATGTCTACAGCCGACTGAACACCGATTCCGCTTTTTCTCGAAGCTTCTATCATACTTCTACTTAATCTAATACTTGGGGTATCGAAAGAATCCAAATTAACATTTACTTCGTCCATTTGAAAATCTGAATTACTTGGTACTGAAGATTTTGAACCTTTTCTACTTTTTGAATTTAATTTAAAACTGTAACTCTTTACACTTTCGACAAATTCGGGTACTCTTCTTATAGGCACTTCTTTTAACATCGTAGCAAGCGGTTTAAGTGCGGTTTGAATTTTTGAATCTATTTCCGTGTATTCTTTATCAGATAACAAGTGCATTGCCATTATAACACACCCACCATTATTTCATAAAAATTAGTTCCTTCTACGGATTTTACTTTGCCAATTACTTTATTTGGTTTCGCTGTGCTGTCATTAATTCTAATACTTCCATCATCTGCAACTGAAAGAACATCGCCCATTTTTGCAGGGCTGTTTGTCCACGAAATTGTTTCACCGCTAACGGTTCCTTTTTTGCATTGTGCGGTTAATAGTGCAGGTCCCATCATGATTATATCCATCATTTGACCTATTGCATATGTTTCTTTTAAGTATCTATCGTCTACAATGCCAATAACATTGTTATCCTGGATACATACCGTTCTTACAGCTGTTTCAGAAGTGGCTTCAACTGCTACTATCATTCTCATCCCACTTCACCTCTGTTTTATTATTTTATTTTGATTTATTTTAACTTATTTTTAATTCAACTATTTTTATAAATTTTAATTAACGGCAGTTGGGCTATTCGAATCTTGAAAAATTATTCACTTTATCATTGTTTGAACCAAAAGAAGCACCTAAAACATTTTTATTTAAATTAGTAGGTTCCGCTTTTGCTAAAATTCCAAAAACATCTTTTACAGTTTTACAATCTTTAAATTCATCTTTATTTATTCCAAATCTTTCTGAAACTTCCTCCACTTTATTTTTGAATTCTATTTCTTCTTTTAATTCTTTGATTTTTCCATTTTCAATATCATCGATGAATTTTGCAAAATTATCTGCTTTAATTTCTTTTTCATTTATTCCATATTTTTCAAGTTTATTTTTAATTTCTTCGTTTTTTAATAGGTTATTTAAGAAATTTCCTTCAATATCGTTTTTTAATTCTTCTTTTTTATCTGCAAATTTCTTATTGACTTTTGTATCAATAATATTGTCAACTTCTTGTTGAGTATAAACTGTTACGCCGTAAGTCGCTTTTAATTTGTTTAAATCTGTTTGAAAATCTGACATTTTACCACCTGAATCGTAATTTGTTTTACCTGTCGCAAAAGGGAATGAATGAGGAGATAAATTATTAAATTTATCTTTATTTTTTAAAACGCTACTAAATTGATTAAAGGTGTTTGAATTCTGTTTTGAATTCTTTTGAATTACATTATTTGTTTTATCTGCAATATTTGTTTTATTTGGAGGTCGGGATTGATTGAATTCATTAGATTGATTTTGTTTGTAAATACCCATTGCTATTGCATCAATAACTCTTGCTCCTTTCATTCGTGCAATCATATTTTCACAAACTGTGATGCCACGGGGTTGAGCGTCAACAGTTATGCCGTCTTCTTGGTAGACTATCCATTCAGCACTTACATCAGGAGCGTTATTTTTAATATATTCTGCAAAATCTGTATCTACAACTTCAAAGTCTAAATATCCATTATTTTTATCGTCAAAATATACATCAATTATTTTGCCCATCCACTTTGAGGGGTCCAAGTCGGGGCTGATGTGGTCCACATTTACGTGCTGATTGATGAAATCTTTGCATCGTCTCATTGCAATTTCAAGAGTTATACCAGATTTTATGTATTCTTCATCGTCGGGATTGTAAAATAAACATTTTACTTTTGCTACAGGGTCAAATGGCATCTTATGATTTTCTGAAAATTTTATTTCATCAATTTTACATAGTACCATAGAACCACGATTTAAATTTTTATTTTATTTGCTTATTTTTTATTTTATTATTTTATAGACATGAGGGTTAAATGAAATAAAATGTAATTAAAAATTAAAAGTATTACATTTTGATTTTGAGAGGTCTTAAATTATATGATATATTGAAATGTGACTTTTTTTACTTATTCAAGGAATTATAATTTTATTTTATCAACTTAACCAATAATTCGATTTGTCCTTTTAATATGATATGTTCTTCAAATAAATTATTGTATTTAGATTGTAGGTTTTGGAGATTTTCTTTTTAAGTCGGCAATCTCCTCATACATATTGTCTTTTTCAACTGCATCCTGTGCTATTTTGTGCATCTTTAATTCTGCTAATTCTTTTTGAACTGCTTTCATTTCGATGTCTTTCTTTGCATCTTCGATATCTTTTTTTATGTCTTCAGCTTCTTCCTTTGCAATTCCACGAACTACGTCTCTTGCAGTTGGTACGAGTGAAGAATTATCTTCTTTACTTGAAAAGAGTCCCATAAGCTCACCTCTTTAATTTAAATTTTTATTTTATTTTTTAAAATTTTAATTAATTCACTATCGAAAAATAGTGACAGTTTGCAACGTGCGTTCAGTATTTATAAATACTACGTTTTGGAAGTTTTACAAAGATTTATAAAATAGTACTTGGTCAAATTTAGGGATTGAATTATTAAGAAATTGGAATTAAATGAAAACTAATATTAATTATTAGATGGTAAATTAATTTATTAAAATAATATAACCAATATGAGGAAAAATATGGGATTTTTAGATTTCTTAAAATTTGGGTCAAAAAAAAATAAAGATAGTAATTTCGATGTTTTTGAAAAAGTTTCCTATGAAGAATATGAAAACGGTGTTGAAATAGTAAGGTATGAGAGTAATTTAAAAGAATTACGTATACCTAAAAAACATAATGGTAAACTGATAATAAAAATTGGAGAAGGTGCTTTTAGAGATAATCAACTTACAAGTGTAATAATACCTGACTCAGTAACTGTTATTGGAGAAGGTGCTTTTAGAGATAATCAACTTACGAGTGTAATAATACCTGACTCAACTTATGACATTGAAAAATACGCTTTTGCAAAAAATAACCTTCAAAGTTTAACATTACCAAATTCTTTAACTCGTATCGAAAATTATGTTTTTATCGAAAATAATCTTCAAAGTTTAACATTACCTGACTCAGTAACTGTTATTGGAGAAGGTGCTTTTGCCCGTAATCAACTTACGAGTGTAATAATACCTGACTCAACTTATGACATTGAAAAATACGCTTTTAGAGAGAATCAACTTACAAGTGTAATAATACCTAATTCTTTAACTCGTATTGAAGAGTATGTTTTTGCTAACAATAATCTTCAAAGTATATCAATACCTAATTCAGTACACGTTATTGGAGAATGTGCTTTTGCCAGTAATCAACTTACGAGTGTAATAATACCTAATTCAGTTCAGAATATTAGAAAAGGTGCTTTTATAGACAATAAACTTACGAGTGTAATAATACCTAATTCAGTAAATAATATTACAGAAGGAGTTTTTGCTAAAAATAATCTTCAAAGTATATCAATACCTAATTCAGTACACGTTATTGAAAAAGGGGCATTTCAAGAAAATAAACTTATAAATTTAACATTACCTAATTCTATCACATATGTTGGAGAAGTTGCTTTTTATAACAATAAACTTATAAATTTAACATTACCTAATTCTATCGCTCACATTGGCAGGGGTGCTTTTATGGATAATCAACTTACGAGTGTAATAATACCTGATTCAGTAACTGTTATTGGAGAATGTGCTTTTATGGATAATCAACTTACGAGTGTAATAATACCTGATTCAGTACGCAGTATTGAAGAAGGTGCTTTTAGAGATAATCAAATTAATAGTTTAATACTTCCTAATTCTCTAACTAATATTGGAGAATGTGCTTTTATAGACAATAAACTTACGAGTGTAATAATACCCGATTCGATTCACAATATTGGAAATTATGCATTCCAAGAAAATAAACTTACAAGTGTAAAATTACCTAATTCCCTCAGTGGTATTGGAAATGGTACTTTTTCGAAAAACAAACTTACGAGTGTAAAATTACCTAATTCCCTCAACAGTATTGGTGAAGATACCTTTTGGGATAACAAAATAGAAAGTTTAGTAATACCTGATTCAGTACGCAGTATTGGCAGGGGTGCTTTTACAGATAACAAAATAGAAAGTTTAGTAATACCTGATTCAGTACGCAATATTGGAGATATAGCTTTCTTAGATAACCCCCTTAAAAGTGTAACCTTATCAAAATCGACAGAATTTACAGAAGATGCTTTCCCAGAAGGCTGTGAAATAATTAGATATTAAAAATAAAAATAATATTAATTAAATAGAATTTTCAATAATTTTTGAAAATCTTTTTTTAATTTTATCTTCTTTTTCTTTTACAGCAGGGTAAAAGAAAGGTTGTTCTATTTTTCCGCTTTTAGTGGTTCTTCCAAACTCTAAATATTTTGCATATTCTGCAGAACAAGTTATTTCACATATCATATTATCATAAGATGCGTGAATGGAGTCTTGCAATTTTGTTTTATTTTCGTTTGAAGATACTAAGCCTCTATGTGGTACTTTACCTAATTTATACAATCTTTTGTAATATTTTTCAGATATTTTTTTATGACCTTTTAAATTCTTTTTTTCATAGTAATTTCTTATATTCTCATTTATTCCGTTTTCAACTTCGGTTCCCGATTCAACAATTGCTTGATTAATTTCCTTTTCAATGTTCTTATTAATTTTATCAAAATTGGGCATCTTTGAAATATTGATTTTAAACATTTTATCACTATTCTATTTTTTTATTTGTTTTAATTATTTTTTATCTTTCCAAATTATATCAAAAGTACAATTACATCGAGGATGTGCAGGGAGTACCCTTTTAATATCGTCCATTGTAAAGGCGTAGCCCTTGCTTGCTAAATCTTTACATTTTTGGCAAGTGGTTTTATCATAACGTGGCAAAACTCTTGCAATTGCTACCTTATCGATTTCATTTTCAAGGTGCTTATAATAATCTGCCTTTGCCCATAAGTCGGCTCTTCTTAATTCCGTTCTAACAGTCATATCTGCCTGATTCTTTGAAATTTCTAAACATTCTTTTACTTTTTTGGCGGTGTTGGTTTTGTTCCCTTTGCCGTGGAACTCATCGATTAATATATTTTTTAATCGGTTCTTTTGGTCATCATTTAGTTTAGCACATTGGTCAAAAGCATAGTTTTTAACAAATTCAATTGCATTTTTATTTTCTTTAATTGGCAAGGCATTTGCTTTTAAGTGATTTTCAATGTTTTCAAATACTAATTTTTTAAAGTTTATTTTATTGAATGACTTTTCTAAAATTTCTTTTAATTTTTCATATTCACTTATTGAAATAGTTTCAATGTTATTTGACGTTTTTAAGGTCTTTTCGTATGCTTCGGTTGTAGCTTTTTCTATTTCCTTATTAATTGAATTTAAAAGTTCTTTGCCCCAAGGTGATAGTTCATCATTTAATTCATTATTTAATTTATTTAATTTATTATTTTTAGCATACTGTTCACTTTTAGTATTATATTCATTATTCGATTCATTAATTGGTTTTAATTCCAATTCCAAACCGTAAATATTTGCAAAATTTGAAATAGTTTCTTCACTTGCCCCGATTTCTTTAAGTTCTTTGATACAATTAATGATTTTTTCGTGAGTTTCTGAAAGTTCCTTTTTTTCTTCACTATCATCGATTATAAAGTGAAATTTAGAAATATTTTTATTGCTATTTTCAAACTCTAAATCGATTAATTTATTTATTAATTTCTCAATTCTTATTTTGTATTTTCTTAAAAATTCCTTTCTCTGCTTTCTTAAATCTGTTCTTTTATAGTCTGCACTGCCTGATTTTGTAAAGGCCTCATTGTAATAAAAAGAACTGCAAATGATTTCATCGCATTTATCGAGTATTGTTTTTAAATAACCTGTGTCAATTTTAAAAGGGATTGCCGTGGTTTTAACATAACCAGGTACTGCCATACCACCTTTTGTTTTTATATTGCTGATTCCTTTCGCATAATTCTCAATTATCTTCTTATATTCTTCTTTGTTGTCTTCCGTTGGCAAGCCGACTGGCTCACCGTTCATAACTTCGCCGACACTAACACAAACCGGGGGAGAAACTGCCCTTTCATCGATTAATTTTCCTAAATTAAATAATAAATCGAATTTCTTTTCGATTGCATTGTAGCAATCTCCCATCATTAATGATTGAGCTTTAAAAACAATTATATTTTTAATATCTTGCCAATGAATTTCATAACCTGATTTTTCCTTAAGTTCCTTCATCTCTAAAATTTTATTTTTTTCATCTTCGTCATTTGGATTTTCACAAAAAACTATTAAATTATTTTTATAATCTTTTTGGAATTCATGAATAACTATTTCTTCATTATTGAATGGATTTTCAATCGTATAAGTTGAAAAAGGGTTCAATCTGTGAAATTTATTTTTTATATTTAATTGATTAATTGTTTTATTATTAGTTTTATTAGTTTTATTATAATTATTATTTTTAGAATTATTATTTTTATAAATTTGATAGTATCCAGTTCCATATAAGAACGCATCTTCAAGTAATTTAGGAATTACCCCTTTATTCCTGCTATTATAAAATAAATTTGATTCTTCAATCCATTCTTCAATCTTATCTTTATTTTTACCCTCTTCGATTGAATAATTACCTAAAAGGTCATTTATTAAAGCGTTAAAACTTAAATTTGCTGTTGAATCGCATTCTAAGTATTTTTTGTAATTTTTCTTATCGTCATTCATATTAAAAATTTGTAAATTAGTATCTATTGTCGATGTTGATGTACTGGCACCAACTTCATTGCTCCCAAAATAATCCAATATTATTTTTCCCATTTTTACACCAAACTTATTTAATTATTTATAATTTATTTCGTAATTGAGAAATATTTTTAATTAATTTTTAAATTTAAATTTAAATTAATAATAAATTAATAATTAATTTATTAATTATGCCAAATAGCAATCAAATTTAATTTTTGGTTTTCTTAAAATTAGGTTCATTCCATGAACTGCAAATCCTACACTCCAAAAACTGTCACCGTGTCCTTCAGCTGTTTCAATTGCTGTTAAATCACTATTGACTTGCAAAAGTTGATTTATTTGTCTTTGGTCATTAATTAGTTCCATTTGTGGTAAATTTACAGCAGTTTCAAGCTGTGTAGCTATGCTTTTTCTATTTTTAGGGGTTAAAATTACTGGTTGCCAATTGCCTTCCAGCTCTCCTTTTTCCATAAATCCATCAAGCTCGCCACGTGTAGCATCATAAAATATGGCATCTGTGAAATCCATAATATATTCATTTATCCAGGTTATTTGCTTATAATAATCTGTTTTATCGAACCATTTTGATAGGATTTGTTTATAAGTTGTGCCGTTATCCGTTGAAAATACTGCTAAATGTGAGGGGTGTCTTTTCTTTCCAATATCAAAGCCTGCAACGATTGTATTATTATTAATATTATCAATATCTAAATTATTATCAATATTTTTATTATTTTTATTATTTTTATTTTCAAAATTATTTTTTAAATTATTATTAATTATTTTTAAAAGTGATTCTCGGTTAAAAAAACTGTCTGCAGAATGAACCGGAGTGCACATTCTTTCTTTTGCAAATGAAATCGGGTTTGTTCTTCTTTCCCTATCCAATTGTTCATAAGTGTACATCTCTGGCCAAAGTACAGTTTTATCTTTATCATTAAGTATTGCAGGAAACTTATGCCAATTGACGTTTTCTTTAAAATCTTCGTCAAAGTCCCTAAGTTTAAAGAATAAATCCACATCGCTTTGGGGAGTTCCTACAAGATGTAAACAACCGTTTGGATTTGGCAAGTACTTCACATCTTCATAATAAATTTTTGTAATTTTATCAATAATCGTTGTATTTAATTCATTTGCAGGGTCTGAAAGAATATCATCACAAATTACACCAGTACCGTGCCAACCTCTTTTAAAAGACAGTATTCCAGACGGTTCCATTCTAAAATTATTTTTTGAATCCCAACTGTAATCGATTATGGTTTCAGCATCAGTCATATTTTTAATATTTTGGAAATATCTATTTTTTTCAATTAATTTTTTAATATTTTTTAAATGGTGTTTTGCCATAGTTTCAGAGTATGAAATATATTTCCAATCTTCACCGAACTCCCTTGCTCGGAAAATTCTCCACATCACATATGCATAAATATGATAACTCTTTAAATGACCCCGTGGTGCCATCATCGCAGTTTTTTTGTTATTTTGCAGAATATTGCCCCAATTGTAAATATGGGTCGGTTCTACAAAATCTCTATCAAAAGATTCTGGAAATATGTATTTCATAAATTCACTTAACCGATATACTGACCTTATGACCTGCTCTTCTTCGAAACCCTTTGTACTTTCTTGCATTATTTTCCCAAATTTGTAAATATATTCTATTTTTTATTTTCTTCAAGTTTCATTTTAGAAATTACTCTCATGGCACTTGTTGCCAACAAATCCATTTTATTATTATTTTTAAAAGAAATTTCAGTTTCATTTTTCGGAATAATAATTCCATATTTTTCCATAATATTTGTTTTTGAATCAATTGTTTGCAATAAAACACGAGATGCTTGAATCATATTTCTTTCATCATCGGGATTTTTTAAAATTGCCATCATCTGTTTTTGAACTTCTTTTATTAATTCTTCAGAATGTTCAAAATGTTTATCTTTAATAGATTTAGCTTCTTCTTCAAAACTCTCACCTTCCTCTTCAAGATAGTAGTTTCTATAAGTTGATGCAGTTCTCTTGCTAATATTTAAAGTTTCAGCGATTTGTTCCAGTGTGGCATCGTTTAAAATTAATGAAGCTAACGCAGGTTTTGCCACAATGTAAGATTTAGGCCTCTTTTTATCTTGTTTAGATTTCATATATTGTTTATTCTTTTTATTTCCCATTTTACCACTTTTTTTGTTATTTTGCAAATATTGCAAAAATAATTGCAAACTTTTGCATCATTTTATTAATTTTTATTAATTTTTATTAATTTATTTCAAAAAACTTGCAACATTTTGCAAAAGTTGGCAAATTTTGAAAATTTAGTACCTGTAATTTTTTAATGTCAGTATTTAAAAATACTGAGGTTTAGGTTTCATTGTTCATTGAAATAATTAAAAAATAAAATTAAAATAAATTAAAATAAATTAAAAATAATGGTGAGAATGTGAATATAAAAGTAGATAAAAACTTTAAACAGTATCTAATAGCTTTATTCCTATTAGAAATATCCTTAATCGGTTTTCAACAGTACAAAGCTTGTTTAATAACTTTGGGGGTTTACTTGTGTATTTTAGCAGTATTCCATAATTATTATTTTCCAGATTTTGAAAAAGTATTCAATTATAATCTTAAAAAATGTAAATTGGATAATTACAAACGAGTCAAAAAGATTACGCCTCTTGTTAATAATGATAAGAAAGTATCAACAAAATACGAGGAATCCAAAAATAAAGAAAATTCTGTTTATGAACCTGTTGGAGATGGGTTTAAAAATAGTATTTAGTTATTTTGGCCTTAATCTTACATTAATTCCATTTATAAAGTTTATATGCGATTTTATACTTGGCTAGTAATTAATATATACATATTACGTCCATGAAAGGATTTTTATGAACGGAGTGAATAAAAAGGGTTTCTTATGAAGTTCTTGTTTGATTTTATACTTGGATAATAAAATATATATACACTATGTCCATGATCTTAAAAATCAAAGATTTTTAAAATATCTAAAATCATAGATTTTAGTATAAAGGATTTTTACGAATGAAATAAATTAATATACATATATATCCCCATCATCTTAAAAACCTACGGTTTTTAAAATACCTAAAATCGTAGATTTTAGTGTAAAGGATTTTTACGAGTAAAAAGGGTTTGAATAAAATAAGGTGTATTTATGATATTTCCAGAAGCAAAGGAAGAAAAAGAGAAAGAAAATAAATTAAACGATAAAATATTTGATAAGTTACTTCAATTTGTAGACTACCCAAATGAAGTTATTTCTAAAAGTCGTAAAAAGGAATTAATAGATTCTTTAGATGAGTTAATCGGTGAATGTTCAATTAATGAAGAGTTAAACTATAAAAAAGTATTAAATCAGTTATATGAAAGTTGCTTTTCTTCAAAAGTAATAAATGAAGTTGAATATACGTATTTAATCCAACTTATGACGTTTTACGTTTTATGTTTAAGTTCCGATATTTCATTTAAATTTGAAAAAGTTTGTTAATTATTTATTTTTAGTTTTTATTTTTTTATTAGATATTATTTTTTAATTAAGTTATTATTTTACTTAATATGTTGGAACAATCATAACATTTATTATCTGTTCCTGATTTTAATATTACAAGCCTTGGTAAACTTTTAAATTCTTCATCGTATTTTTTTAAACATTCGTATGCGGATTTTAATGCAATACTATTTCCTTCAGTATCATATCTGTCATAATCATTAGCATCGGTAGTTAAAAATGTTGGATTTAAGGGTACGGAATTATGATTTAGTGTCCACAATATGAAATTAGAAAATATTTCAACATCTGAATCATTATCGGTTAAATCAATTAATAAGCTAACGTATACTTTATTATATAGGTGATTAGTAATGTCCGTATAGTCTACCATATTTATAACTTTATTTAAATAATTATTAATTGCTCCGTATATGGTAATTATATCTTCTTTTGATATTTTACCTTCTTTTTCATACTTTTTTAAGATATTTTTAGACTTAATAAGTACTTCATTCTTAACTTTTTTGCATGTTGTAGCATCGTTATATGCGGTCAAATTATATTCTTTAAGAAATTCTTTTACTAATTTATTTTGCGGATCTAAATTAATATGTTGCCCTATTATTACACACGAATCTAAAAATAAATTCATAAATCATTACCCCCAAATTCCTTTCTAAACTCTGATTGGATATCTTCGTCAAGTTCAATGCTTAATGATTCGTTCTTTAATTCTTCATAGGATGGGCGTAATTCAGCATATTTTTCATCTAATTCATTTAACTTTTTAGATAAATTATCATCGTAATCTTCTAAAATTGACAAATATGCTACACTATTAAATTCAAGAGATTCTTGGTCAGGTATTGGAAGTAATATATCATATATATACTCATAAAATAAACTTTTCATCTCTTGAATTATAGGTTTTGACTTCTTTACATTATAATTCCTTAAATATAAATTTAAAGTAGTGAAATAATTCCATAATATAACTTCACGTTCATCTTCGTATTTTCTGAAATTTAAGGTATTTTCTAACCTACTAATGGCTTTTTTTAATTCATCAACAGGGTCGTGAGTTATGAATTTTGTAAGTTTTTGTTTATTTGATTCATAATTGATTAATTCATCAAAACAAGTTTCTAAATTACGTACTGCTTTTTTTAAACCCTCATCAAGAACGGCATTTCCAAAAATATCCATTTGAATGCCTTTGTATGGACTAATTGAATTTATAACTATAAATTCATGTTTTACATTATCATATTTTCCATGAATTTTGACAGACCTGTTGGCAAAACTAAGAATACTTTCTTGTAAATTTTCAGATAACCCCAAATAACTACCTTTTATTTTCCTACTAACTGTTTTTAAAGTAAATTTCTTAAGATCTAAATCTACAGCAGTTAGTATCCCATATTTATCCACATGCTGTGGTTTGTGATATTTAGAATCTAATTCTTCAATTATATTCATTTTAGATTTGTTAAAGTAAGTATATTCTGAATTGCTTTTCGGTAACTCTTCACTACAACATATACTTATATCATTTTTGTCATTGGACCAAACTCTAGAAGTATATTTAATAATATCGGGAATCCTGAGTTTTAAATTATTATCTATAAGGTGTTTTTCAATGTCTTCACCAGTTTCTGCATTATTAATGTCTGATACATAGTTATTGACTACACCATATAATTTAGTTGAATCATTGATTGCAGTTGAACATTTTAAAATGGCAGAGCCTGGTTTAATATCTTCAATATATAATGTAAATTCAGCAGGATTTTCCTTAAAACCCCTTAATTTTTCAACCAATTTTTGAAAATCACCTGTTAGTTTTGAAAATTCTTCCATAGTTATTTTATGGTCTTTGACAGAATTTCCATCAATTCTTAACCATAAAGCTTTATTTTTTGTCATACAGACCCCTCAATGTAAAACATTATAATAAATAATAATAAATTTATAAAAAAGTGTAAAAAACGTTAAAAAAATTAATTTAAATACTACAAATTTAGTTTTTACTTTATTGTAGTTATTGTACTATATTATACTTTTCGTTAGTATATATGATTTACTATCTAATTGTTTAAAATTATCCCTATTTTATAACATTATTCATTTACTAATTAATTAATAATATATTTTTAATAATTTAAAAAGATTTATAAGTTCCCAAAATAATAATATTTATTTAATAATGTGGAGATGATAAGTTGAAAATTAAAAATATTAATTTAAGTAAAAAGAAAATTCTTATTGGAATTATTGGATTCTTCTTATTTTTAGGAATCATTGGAGCGTTTATTCCTGTTGATGAACCTATAAATGATGAAGTTTCCAGTTTAGATAATGGTGCCAATAATAAAAACTTAGGCGCTGATGCGAACGTTTTAAAATATGAAATACTTGACATTGAAGTTGACGGCTTAAATAGGGCCACTTATAAAATTATGGTTGATGATAGGTTTATTACGCCTGAACAACTTATTGCAATTGGTGAAGCTGTTGTTGAACATAATAAAGATAACTATGTCAGTTTTAATAATATATTTTTACACATTTATGGGCCTTATGATGACTATGTAAGTATGGTTACTGTGGGTTTACTTTCCTATTCACCATATGGAGATATTTCCCGAGGCTTTGAAGCTGATTATGAGTATTCAAACTTTAAGTTCCATGACTGTGAAGTAACTGAAGAACCTGAAGAAGTTCCATCTGAATATGAGTACAAAGTTGCTGGAGACTACTCTAAATATCTATGGAATTCGTATAGTAATTTAGAAAATCAACATAGTTCTGAATTGGAAGCTCTTGAAAGAAATAACAAATGGACTGAAGCTACTGATTTGAGAACTAAACTTTATGATGAAAATGTTGAAACAAGTAGAAAATACATTTGTAATAAGTACAACATTACTGAAGAAGAGCGTTCAAATATCGATATGAAAGTAATTATTGCACATACTTTTGGACCAGATATTGAAAATCCAAATGATATAATTACATCAAATGTAAAAATTGAGGAAGTTACTTTCCCAGATGAATATAAATTTAGATATTAAATAATGTATTATAAAAATAACATATATTATTTATTATATTTTTTTATATTTAGTTAATAATTATTCTTTTTTTATTTATTTTTCAATGTTTAGTATTATATATTTGTTAGTTTGTAATATAATTTTATGCGCATAAAATTAAGTAAATAGGTAGTTAGTAATAAGTATATAATTAATTGCGTACGTACGTAATTAATTCTTATCTACATTTTACAATAGATATATGGAATATTATGCGTATAAAAAGCCACTCATTTAAATTACTATTTTTATTAAATGTTAATATGTTATAACTATGTGCTCCTATAAATTATAACAATATTACATTTTAGGACATACCAACATATTAAGTATTATTGTATGATACATAATTATTATAATTAATTGCGCATAAAAAGCAACGTAAACCAGTTAACACAAAAAGTAAAAAGTATTACTATATAATACTATTTAGTTTTAAAGTATGAGTATAATATATATTATTTTATGAAACCCTTTTATTCACTTCGTTCATAAAATCCTTTCATGGATATGTTTTGTAAATTGATTTATTTTTCAATGTTTAGTATTACATATTTGTTAGTTTGTATGATAATTATTACCGGTAAAAATTAGGTAAATAGGTAGGTAGTAATAATGATATAATTATTTAATTACGTAATTAATTAATTCTTATCTACATTTTACAATAGATACTTATAATTATTACCGGTAGAAAAGCCACTTATTTAAGTTAACTTTTATTTAATATATTAACTTGTTTTAGTTATATAGTTATGTACCCAATAACAATATTACTTTTATCATTTATTTAACATATTATGTATTATTAAATAATAAATAATTATTATAGTTTTTACCGGTAGAAAAGCAACGTAAACCAGTTAACATAAAAAGTAAAAAGTATTACTACATAATACTATTAAGTATTAAAGTATGAGTATAATATATATTATTTTATGAAACCCTTTTATTCACTTCGTTCATAAAATCCTTTCATGGATATGTTTTGTAAATTGATTTATTTTTCAATGTTTAGTATTACATATTTGTTAGTTTGTAATATAGTTTTTTAGCCAAGAAATTAGGTATAAGGGTAGTTAGTAATAATGATATAATTATTATATTAGCTAATATATTAATTCTTATCTACATTTTACAAGATATACTCATATTTTCTTGGCCATAAAAAGCCACTTATTTAACTTACTATTTTTAATAAATGTTAATACATTATAGTTATATGGTTATGTAATCCTTAACTATATTACTTTTATCATTGATTTAACATATTAAGTATTATTTATTACTAAATAGGTATTATAGTTTTTTAGCCATAAAAAGCAACGTAAACCAGTTAACACAAAAAGTAAAAAGTATTACTACATAATACTATTTATTTTTAAAGTATGAGTATTATATATATTATTTTATGAAACCCTTTTATTCACTTCGTTCATAAAATCCTTTCATGGATATGTTTTGTAAATTGATTTATTTTTCAATGTTTAGTATTACATATTTGTTAGTTTGTAATATAGTTTTGTATATACAAAATTAGGTATAAGGGTAGTTAGTAATAAGTGTATAATTAAATATGACTAGTCATATTTAATTCTTATCTACATTTTATAATAGATACATATAATATTGTATATACAAAAAGCCACTTATTTAAATTACTATTTTTAATAAATGTTAATACATTATAGTTATATGGTTATGTAATCCTTAACAATATTACAGTTGTAAGTATTTTAACATATTAAGTATTACAAATGTATTAAATAATAATCTAATTTTGTATATACAAAAAGCAACGTAAACCAGTTAACACAGAAAGTAAAAAGTATTATAAAGTACTACTTTACTATCAAATAGTATTATCCACCATTTAATAAAATAATAATTAAGATATTATTACTTTTGAAATGTTAATCCGTTAATATCTCCAACATTATTTATAATAGTTCCTGAATTGTTTTTACTTACGTTTTTTTGAATTGTCGCAGGTTTTGGGCGTTCAATATTTTCAAGCTCGTCCTTCAAATCATATAATTTATTTTGTATTATTTTATCATTATCTTCAGATAATATATTTAAAATATCCAGTATTAGTTTTAAATTTTCGCCTTTGGTAGATAAATTATAATAAGATTTGGGTAATGAATTATCTTCTACAACTTCTTTCCTATTGTTTACAAGTCTATATTTCGATAATTCCGACAATAATTTGCTTAAATTTCTACGGTCTACGTTTAAAATTTCCCCTATTTGCCCAACGTATAACTCACCATTATCAGATAAACAATAAATAATTTCTTTAATGTGCTTTTTTGATAAAATTTTTAACATATCCATTATTTCAACCTTTTTAATTATTAGTTAAAATTTGGATTTCTTGATATTTGAAACATTATTATAATATTATATGATAGCGTATTAATATATGGTAGTGTAATTAATTAGTAAATTTTATATAGTAGTTTAATTAAATTATAATTATGGTAGTGTAAATAATTACACTAAAATAAAAAGGTGAGAAAATGGCAGAAGTAGTTCATCAGTTTAAGGGGACTGTTCGTCCCGTTGGGAACTCTGGTCGAGTGCATCCATCATTGCCAAAAAAATATATTGGCAAAACGGTGGTTGTTCAAGTAATAGACGAAGAATTCACAGAAAAAGAATTAAAAAAATAATAAAATTTTAAACGGGGTAATAAAATGGAAGATAAAACAGTAATTTGTAAAAGATGGTTTCAATCCTTGTTATAATGGATTTACCCGTTATTAGTTATTTTAAATTTATTCAATAAATAATTTACTATTTAAGAGGGATAGAATGAGTGAATACGTGACTTGTAAAAGATGTAATAAATCAGTTTTAAAGAAAAATGCGTTATGTGATTCAGAAGGCAACTACTATGGTAAAACTTGCTGGAGTAAAAGAAATGAACCTTTAACGAGGGGTAAAAACGCAAAAGGAATTTATGCTTATTCTAAAAAAGAAAAACAGGAAACTTTAGCAAAATTAAAACTAAAAATTGAAAATTAATTCATTTTAAGAGGGGTAATATGGAAAGAAATTACAAATTATATTGTAAAATAATAAGGGGAAAATTTTACGAAACGAGAATTAATAAAAATAATAAATTTGTCGTTGGAATTATTCGAGGGGTGCAAAATGACAGAATCAAAGCCTAATTGGTCTTTAATTGCTGAAATTTATAGTAATACGTATTATCGAGTTTCAGAAAAAGATTGTAAAAAAATGGTAATGCAAGAATACAATAAGCAAGTTGCAGATTTAAAAGAACTTTGGAAGTGGGTTGAAGTAGACCTTTATAAAGTTACTATGAACTGGTTGAAAGAGTTAAAATTATACAATAAATATCAATATTCAATAAAAAATTAAATTTTACTTTTATTATTTACTTCCTATTTATCAATTTATTAGAAAATTAAATCAAAATAATTAAAAATACTGACGGTGTATGTACAATGATTAAACACTTCTACACAGTTGAAAAATTGGATTCGAAAGATATCAGATATTTTTTACATAAAATAGATGAAATTAAGGAAATTAACCCCCAATATTTAACCAGTTGTATGAATCCAAAAACTAAACATAAAGTATCTATAACGTTATCAGAAAGAGAAGCTAAAATTGTTGAAAAGTACGGAAAAGCTACCAATGTGCTTATTAACTATTTGCAAGAGGCAGAGCTACATGAAGGGTATCAATACTAATTCTAATCCGATGAATAACATTGATGAGTTATTAACAATCAAAACCAAAGGGAAGAAAAAAGAGAAAATTCCGGGAAGCACAAGAATGGACGATTGGATTGATAGGTTTGTTGAAGAAAGAGAATTCGATGGAATTAAAAAGAGTACAATCGGTAATGACATTACAAGATTAAGAGTTTATTTAAGGTTTTGTCTTGAAATTCAAGAGAAAGAACCGCCAGAAATGACCAACGATGATTTTGTAAAATTCTTCAATTATCTTGAAAAAGAACGTAATACAAGTAGAAATACACAAAATAGGTATTTTAACTTTTTAAAAGTATTTCACAGAGTTTTTAAACTTAAAAACTTTAACGAATTCGAACAAGAATCCTACGGTAGAAAAAGATTCAATAAAATTGAAGTAAGACATTATGATTCGGTAAATTCTGAAATTTTGAATGCAGTAATTGAAAAAATTATTAAAAAAAATTGCAGAAGTAAAATAAGGGATATTGCAATGTTAAGGTTGCTTTGGGACACTGGATGTCGACATTCTGAAATTACAAATTTAACCTATGGCGATTGTGATTTTAAAAATGGTGAATTTCTACTTAGAAACACCAAGGGAAGCAAGGAACGTAAAGTTATCTGTACTCACGAAACTTTAAAGCTCTTGAATTATTATGTAAAGCATAATATTTACAGTACGCCAAATAGTCCTTTATTTCAGAATGAAAGAGGAAGGAAATTAAATAAAACGTGGCTTGGTAGAGTTTTTAAAGATGCAATCGATGAATTAAAGGCAGAAGGAGAAATTCCTCAAAATAAAAGAATTGTAATTCATTCTATACGACACGGTCGTGCAGTTGATATGTTAAACAAAGGGATTGGCATAGATATTGTAAAGGAATATTTAGGTCATAAATCACTTGAAACTACTTTGTTTTATAGCCATTCAAGAGAAAGAACTGAAAGTATGCTTAACGATTTAAAAGATTTGCTATAAAATAAAAATATTATTTACATATTAATCCATCAAAGGATTTTTACGAGTAAAACGAGTAAAAAGGGTTTGTTATGAACGCATACAGAGCGATAAAAATTATTAAAAAAGTTGCTAATTATTACAGCGACATCTTAGACATTAACTGCACTGGTGAAGAAATACATATTTGTAAAAAATCAAAAAAAGGCGGGGATTTGGATGGTTTCACAAGAAGAGTTAGTAAAAACTATAATAAATAACGGTGGTGCTATTTCATCAACCGAATTAAAGAAAATTTACAACACCAAAGAGTATGGAAATATTGGTCAAAAGATTACTCAACTTAAAAAGAAGAAAATTATTGAAAAAATCGACGGTCCAAGTCATTCGATGATTTACTTTATTACAGATTTAAATTACGTTAATAATCTTAATAATGAAAGTAAAGAATCGGATATAATAATTTTAAATTTAAATGAAGACTTAAGCAACTATGAAAAACTTTTAAAGTTCTTTGAGTTAAAAGCAGATAGTGAAGCGGTAAAGAAATTCAAATCAAATATGTTTTAAGGTGGTTCCATGGCTAATGTATGGGTAAAACCTGGAAGACCACCAAAACATAAGAATGCTCGTCGATTTGAAGTTAATTGTGATATGCAAGATTTAAGAATGTTAGATGAACAACTTACAAAATATCCTAAAATTTCCCGCTCCGAATTTGTAGTTAGAGCAATAAAATCCTTAGCAGCCAATCAATACTTTGACAATGAACATAATCAAAAGATAATAAATCATCTAAAAAAGGCGGTGATTAAGTTGACAAAATTTAAAGAGAAATTAAAAGAAACAGAGCAAGAGTTAGAAGAAATAAAAGAAGAAAATAGTAATAATAAAAATAATGTGGATGTATTAAAAAGATATATTAAATTAAAAGAATATGCCACATCAACAGAATATGAAGAATTTATTCAAGAAAATAAGGAAACTTTAAAAGAATTAAATATACTATCAGCTGAAGATAAAAATATAATAAATAAAGAAATAGAACAGAAACAAGAAGAAGAGAACCAAAAAGACGAATGGCAAAAAATAAGAGAAAGAAATTACGTAACGTCGGCAATTACACAATTACAGGAATTAAAAGAAAAAGAAAAAACTAAAGGACTAACTGAACCGGAATTAATATCTAAAAAACTACAATTGGATACAATTAAACAATATGGAACTACTGAAGAAATTCAACAGTTCTGCTAAATTTACTTTTTTAAAATTATTTTTTGATATTTTTGTCATAATAATATATTATTATTTTTTAATTTATATTTTTATTTTAATTTAATTAGTAAGATTTTTAAATACTAAAGGTCAGGTTTGCACCAGGTGATAAAATGGAATTTTCAATGCCTTTTGATAGTGTAGACGGCGATGAAAGACTTTATAGTGCTGAAGACTTTTCAGACTTTTTCAATATGATAATCTCTAACGGGGTTCGCGACCCATTTGGTAGCTTAACAGTTTCTGCAAATGGTCAAAATATGAAAACTTCTGTTAGTGCAGGAACTGCAATGATTAACGGTAAGTATTATAAAAATACTGAAGCGATAGAATTTTTGCACGATGCTTTACCTACTGGTCAAAATAGAATCGATAGGGTAGTTTTAAGACTCGATAACTCCGTGGTAAATAGAAACATTAAATTAGCAGTTTTAAAAGGTGTAGTTTCTTCAACTCCAGTAGCTCCAGAGTTGACGAGAGATGAGAATATTTACGAGCTTTCACTTGCTCAAGTTAAAGTTACTGGCGGTAGGAATTATTTAACTACAGAAGATATAACCGATGAAAGAACCGATGAAGCAGTTTGCGGAGTTGCAAACACTGCCAACCACGAATCTATGATTGACAGCTGGGTTTCATATTTTAAAGAAAAATACCAACTTTCACCAGTTGGGGAGCTAATGCTAATAGATAGTTCCGAACAAATTCCAAATCCTTATAATGTACCCAATTGGGAATTATTTGATACTATTCGATTTGAATTTGGATGGCAAGATTCTTCTGGTGAAAGACCTGCGATGGCTAGATTAATACTAAACGGAGAAGAACACTTATTAATCACGAATAATTGGTATAATTGTAGATTTAAATCCGTAAGAATACCCTCCTGTAAAACCATAAATTGGAGTTTAGGGGCCATATATCCTGAAGGTTATGGTATTGGTCAACTGGTTTATATTAAAATAATCGGCGAGTGTGGAACTCATTTGCTACAAAATTAACTATTTTTTATTTTTTACATATTTTAATTAATTTAAATTAATTTTTAAGGTGTTATAATGACATTATATTATCATAAAGAAGCAAGTAGTAACAATATAACTGTTAAAGTTCCTTCAATTCCTGCAAACGGTAGCAAAACAATATATATTGAAGAAGATTCCACCTGTTCATCGTTTAATAATCCAAACGAAGTTTATAAATACTTCTGGAAGTTTTCAGATATTACTTCACTTTCAGATTGGAATGTTAAAAGTGGTTCAAAAAACAATGCAATATTTGAAAATGGGATTATGAGGGTAAATGCAACAAATCAATACATTTGTAATATTCAATTACCAGAGTCATATCGATTTATAAGTAGATTTAGACCAGAACATATATATTGTGGCGTATATTTATGGAAAGAGTATATTAATTATATAGATATGATTAGTTATGGTGACAGTACAAATAGTTCTGGTAGTGGTCAAACACAATATATTAAATTGAATAATGATGTTATAAACACTACATATAATTTATTAAATTCTAACTGGTACGTTCAAGAATATAGGGTTACAGACTCAAAAATAGGTTTTTATGCAGATAACATGCCAATATTTGAGAAAAGTATTAACTATGACGTTAGCGTTTTTGATGAACTGCTTATTTCAAGTACTACTTCAGGCGGTGGCTCTGGTATATTATATGTTGATTATATCGCAATTGCTGAATATTATGAGAATATCCAAATAACTTCCACTATTGTAGATAATGTGTTGAAAATTAAGGTCATCAATAATAACAACTTTGATTTAACTGATTATCCCCTTAATATTGATATAAGTGAATTAAATCCAAGTACTAATAATTTAAAGATTGAAGAGGATAAAAAACCACCCCTAATTACTTTCGATACAACTCCGATATCAATAAATCAAGACCAAGAGTTTAAAATTAGTGCAAGTGTTACTGATGATTCGGGAGTTAAAGATGTTAAACTTAAAATTACTAATCTAGATAATAATATTGTAACTGAACATATTATGGGTTATAATCCTTCAACTAACCAATACGAAGTTAGTTTATCATTACCTGCGAATATAAACAATTATAATTGCAAGATATCTGCAGAAGATTTTTATGAAAATATTTCGGAATCAAGCTCAAAACAAATAACCATTAACGATACTGAAGAACCCATAATAGTGGTAAATCCAGATACTTTATTAAATGTTGAACCATTAACTCCAATATCAATAATTGCTACAATTACCGATAACATACAAGTTTTAGAAGCAGAAATATATTTAGATGGAACATATTACGATGATTATCAAAGTAAGGAAGGAAATATTTATAATTTCAATTTAAATGGATTGGAACCAGGCACTTATTCAGTTTTAATTAAAGCTAAAGATAGTTCAAATAATCTTGGAACGAGTGTTCCAATAACATTAGTTGTAATAGATAAAGAACCGCCAATAATTACAAATTTTATAGTTGATTCAAAGTTAGATTTAACATATACTGGTGAAACTTACAATATTCCAATGGCTGCAAGAGTAATCGATAGATATTCAGGAGTTAAAGATGTAAAATTATTTATTAATAATAAAGAAGTAACTTCACTTAATGGTTCAGAAATATATTCAACAATATTAAACCTTAAGAATAAAGGAACATATTCATTAAAACTTAAAGCTACAGATTTACAAAATAACGTAAGTTATTCTGATGAAATATTTGTAAATATTGTAGAATTGTTTAACATTAGTACGTTAAAAGAAAAATATACGACTGAAAATAGTATTAAACTACCAAGTACTGTTAAAAGTCATTATACTATTAAATCAGTTAAAGCTTTTGTAAATAATAAATATTATAAAGATTTGGAATACATAAGTAATGAAACGTACCATTTTGAATTAAAAATGGATGAATACCAAGATTATGAACTATATATTCAAGTTGAAGACGTTAATGGAAACTTAGGCTTTTCAAAACCGTTTATAGTTCATCATACAATACCAGCTAAAGACTACAGAATTCCAATAATTAAAGTATTAAATGGTGATTTTGAAGTTGAAGAAATCCTTGAACCGATTTCTATCATTTGGGATAGAAGTTTCTACGAAGCAGGGACTTTTGAACTTCGTTTACCATTAAATAATAAAGCTTTAACTTTGAAAATGGGTAAATACATTTTAATGAATGATAAAATTGGTAGAATTACTTCAATAAATGATAAAGAAACTTTCTGCGATATTAAAGGAGAAACAGGTTTAGCAATCTTTAAAGATAGGATAATTGTTCCATTATCGGGACAAACTCATGATTCAATAAATTCAAGTGCTGAAACAGTTTTAAAACATTATATTACAAACTGTTTAAGAGGTTCTGGAGTTTATGAAAAGTTAGTTGTATCTTTTAACAATTCAAGAGGTAATACTATTGAATATCAAGCAAGATATGAAAATCTTTATGATACCTTAATTAAAATTGCTCAATTATCGGGTTTAGGTCAGCGAGTATATTATAAAGATGGTTCTTTAATCTATGATATTGTAGAAAGTAAAAATCGGACGTACAATCAAGATATTAATGATATGGTTGAATTTTCTAACCGCTTTGGTAACCTTATGGATATTGAGTATCAAGAAGAGCTCTCAGAGTCTAAAAACTTTATCTACATAGGTGGAAGTGGTGAAGGTTTACAAAGAATTATAAAAACCTATGATAGTTCTTCATCTGAAGAATTAAAAGAAGTCTTTTTAGATGCTAAAGACTT